GGAAGCCTGCTGAATGGTGGTGGGATTACCTGGAGATCAATGATTCCTTTGCTGAAAATGAATTCTACATTCTTTTTGAGGATGGTCTCCTGGTAAAGAAAGGTAGATCTAAGTTTCGCACATCCCAGTACCTTCATGGGGATCGCTTCAAATCATTTAGGCAGCAATATGAAAGGGTTTAAAGAATTCCTGATAGTGGTAGGTGCTGCCTTGATCTTTGCCCTCCTGGTGATTTGGTGGTATGAATTTATGCAAATCAATCTATGAACTTTCAAGAAGAACTATCCGAAGTGCTAAATGAGATCAAAGAAATGCTGATCTCAAAGAATTCCAAATATGGAAACTCGGCCATTGAACCCCTAGGCATATTCTCAAACCTATCCCCTGAAGAAGGTCTGAAGGTTCGGATTGATGATAAGTTAAAAAGAATAAAGAATGGCAGCCTTGAAAAGGATGATGAGGATGTAGTCAATGATCTGATAGGCTACCTAGTAATTCTGAAAATCCTACAAAAGAATCAGAAAGAAAAGCAGAAGGAACTGCTAATTAAAATCATGAATGATGAAGGCAAAAAATGGTTCTATGATGATATTTGCCTTGATGGTATTTAGTAAAAATTGAATTACCTATTCGGAATTTACCCGAATATCGAGGGTAAATTTTACAACTTTTTACCTTCGTTAATCTTCTTAATCTTCCAGGTGGAGGATCTCATCCCTGATCCTTTGGTATTCACCCCTGATCAAAACAGAAGTTTTGTCATAGAAGTACATCACCTGGATATCATGGACTAGCTCCTGGACATAGGCAATGTCCTCAAGCCGAACCATCCTCCTGACAAATTCGTGCTTGACATCTAGGCCTAGTTCCTTCCAGTCCATCGTACTACCTGATAGCATCACATCAATCTCAAGCCACATCCTAAAATAGTTTTTTGCTTATCCCTATCTGATGTACTCTTTGCATAGGGCTATACTGATATTCAAAAAGATATTTGTTGTCCAAGTAGGCAACTTTCCCGCTAGGCTGAAGAATTGAGTTGATCCCTGCACCCAGGTAGATCCCTTTGGGCTTCTGAATAATTGTCTCTGTTTTTGTTTCAGTAATGGTATTGGTCACCACTGGAATAGTGTAATCGTTCACAGCAGTCATTTTAAGCACTTCTCCAAGGACTTCTCCGCTTACCTTAGTACTTCCATGCTCAAAAGGGAAAGTGCTCTCAAACAGGCTAATTTGTGGCTTAAAATCAATCAGCACTGTATCCCTTAAAACCTCTGTTTTTATCTTGTTTTTAGGCACATAGATAGTATCCGTGGAGGATACAAATAAAGTATCTGTTTCGGTCTTGATTTCGGTCTTGTAGACTGTCTCATATTCCCGCTTAGGAAACAGAAGGACTGCTACTATCACCCCGATCAAAAAAGAAAGTGCTGCTGTTTTGGCTTGTTGGTTATCCATTATTTTTCTAGGTCTATATTTTCTTCAATCAATAATCTTCTAAGGTGGTCTCGGGTTTCTTTGAACGCGTCATATTGCCCATCACTTAGTTCTTCATATTTCATTTTAGATCTTAGCCATTGATCTACATCCCAAAGGATAGATCGCATCTTTGCACCTTCGACAGCATTCGTGTATTCATGCTCCTCTTCAGGTAGGGTAAAAGTTAGGGTAGCTTTCATAGTGGGAATTTATGTGAATCAATTAATACCTCATAGTTCTCGGATTCACCTTTGACATATCTTCTGCCGTGCAAGGTCAAGATTCTACCTCCCACTGGCTTGATAGGTGCTCCTCTTTCTACATGCCACCCGTGACTACCATCCCCATACTCTTCTTTATATGTGCCAGTAATCGCCAGGTGGATCTGCTTCTGCTGCAATTCATAAACCCGCTTGCCTTGATTATAGTGGAGGCAGTCCCTGACATCATTTCTGCTTGAATTTTCATGTATGTGACCCATTACAAAAATGTCCATGTTTTCATAGATCTCTAGGGCTCTAGTCAAATTGATTGCACCGCGTGTAACAATTCCGCCCAATCCTAGCCCATGATGGTATTTCAAGGTCTTGCTCATAGTAGTCCCTGGCTTCAAATCATATTTAATAACCATCCAACCACCATATCCACCAGTGAACACATTGCTTTTATTCTTGTAGTTCAATAGGTCTACAAACCTTTGAAGGATGTCTGTCTCCTGGTACTTGATGATCGCAGTCTCATGATTTCCGTATCCGATCACAGTCAAGATTGAAGCATAAGGTGACCACCATTCCACCGCAGTTTCTACTATGCTATCCAAGTACTTTGCGTTGTTGTGCTCGGGAAGGATATCACTTTTGTTTCCCCTTCGATCTCCTTTCCCTTGCATTAAACAGAAAAAGTCACCATTGACAAAGACAGGGATATTCTCCTCTAGGCAGTAGTCAAGATGTCTCTTCAGCATAGACCTGTCACATTTTGGATTATCCCAGTGAATATCCGAAAGTAGGGCTAATTTATTCTCCGTCATGCTTAATGAAAGAGAGTGCAAATTTCTTGCGATTTTGGTTAATTCCATTTAGGGAATGTTTATGTAGGTAGTCTTGCCACCTGATCTAACTGCTTTGAGTTTTTGCTTCCTGTTGCCTGACTTTGTATAGGAAACATGAACCCAGTCAGGATTGGTGTCTGATCCAAATTCCCAAATCAACTGATCGAAGTCAAGCCGATCTTTGATAAAGTCAAAAACCATTTTGTTTGTCACCCCTGCCTTGCTTCCATCCATGTCAATGTCAATCGCTTCACCTTTGCAGTGCTGTGAATTAGCACTGCCTTTGATAAAGGCATTTAAAGCTTTGGATCTGTAACCGCTGCTGATAAAGATAGGTGTCTTGAAATGCATTCTGATAGGCTCAAAAACCTTTTCAGCTAGCAGCTTAAAGTTCTCTAGGTGCTCGGCAGTAGGTGTGTTGTCTATGCCATGCCTTTTTGCAGCATCACTTCTAGTAACTTCCGCAAGGTTTAAGTGTGTGCTGATTTTCATTTTCTTATTTCTTAAATATCTTTTCCGCTGCACTAATCCCCAGGGCAGCAGCCGATAAGGCAGCCACCGATAACACCACTGCTTCATTTGGATTTTTTAAAAGGCTGTAACATAAAGCCAAAGCAGCAATAACACCTACAAATCTTTTTGAGGATGCCTCCCCATTTTCAGAAAGGAATCCTTTTGCCCAACTAAAAAAGGTTCTCATCTACCTTGACCCCTGTATTTTTTAGGTTTATTTAATGCCTTTGAATATGCCTTCTTTGCCTTTCCGTTTCTTCTCTTCCCGAAGGATGAAGCCTTCTGAACGCTACTTGCCTTCTTCATCTTTTTTTCTGCTGTCAAAAATTGCCTTTTCGTTCTTTATCTTAAATACTAGCCACACAATAGAAAGCAAAGAAATGATCATGGTCAGGATCACATTTAGGAAGTCAATCCCTATGGCCTGGAATACATTTGCAATTATTGCTACAAAGGTGGAAGGTACACCGATCTCATCTTTTTGAAGGATATTCATCTCGTTTAAGTGGTAGGGATAGCACAAAGGTTCAAAGGCACAGGGCTGCTTATCTCTATGTCAATAGATACACCCGCTGTAAAGTCATCGAATCTCTCCTGGAAGAAATCGAAGGAGGCATTTGTAGAAGGGTTGAAGGAGAAGGCTGTGTCAAGTTTCAGCTTGGCTAGCACATCCAAAGCCACAAGAAGCTGATCCGATTGAATCTGCAACCTGTTGCTCTTATCTTCCGTAAGTAGATCCGCAAACAAAAGAACTAGTCTGTATCTGATCACCGAAGTAGCATATTGAGAAGGTCGCATAACCACCCATAAAACAGGATATTCAATCTCACCTCCATTATCTACATAATCATAGATATCACCCTCGCCGAATGTTCGGATCATCGGATGATCTTCCTGGATTGCCTTGAGTTTTGCTACTAGTTCGCTTAGTGTCATCTTGTTTGCTTAAAAATTCCTTGAGTTTTTTTTCGTTCTTGGAATAGGCCATTTTTAGAAAGGTTTTTTGTATCTGTTCCCCTGGTATCTTTCGCTGTAAGGTCTCGGATCTTCATAGTCACCTTGTCCTAAATTGATAGCCACCCTGTATTGATTGCTCACAGGCTGAATAGTAGTCACATCCGATCCAGGGTTCAAGTATTCAGGGTACAAAGTAGAATTAGCACACAGGTAATTGATAGTCCTTTCTGCATACCATTCCGCATATCCTTTGTAGTACTCACCAACTGACTGCAATTCTGCAAAGGTTGGCTCTTCAATGTTTTCGCTCTTCCGCTTAACTACACCTTTGTTGACAAACTTGTACTGCAAGGCCATAGGCAATTCACCTAGGACATAATTGAATAGGGTATCTGTGATGTAGGAATCAAGCAAAGTCTTGTATACTGCATTGCCTGACTGCCCTATCGTATTTGCCACAATTAGATCTAGGATTTTATCGTACAAAGCACTTCCAAGGATCGGATGGATGTACCTGTCCTGTGTCATCTTGATCACCTGGGTTACATTTTTAAGATCTATGTTGGCACTTGCCACAGTGAAGTCCTTAAAGGACTGCTCACTGATCATCAATACATTTGCACTCATCGGCTTGTCTTTTCAATTACTACATTTCTCACCCATTCATGTCGGCAGTAAGGTGTGGTTCTGCCTGTATTCGGATTTCTGTACCATCCTCCGCAAAGTTGAAACACAGAATATCCTAGCTGATTGGAGATATTTTGAATCTCCTCCCTTGTAAATAGAAGGCTGTTTCCATCCTTATATAACCTTTCGCACAAAGGCCTGCTTCCGCTTAGTGCAGCAGGTACATTCTTGCGTTCTTCATAGGAATAAAGCACTCGGAATGAAGTCACTGGCTGAAGCCTTTTGATCGCAGCATCCCCAGTTCTAGTGATGTTTCTAGTAATCAAGCCTTCTCTTGAAATCTTTTCAGTGATTACATTATCATCAATCAAGGTATTGATTCTTCCGATCACAGAAGCTTCATCTACACCAGTAGCCTCGGCAATTTGCGGGATCGTCACATTTGGGTTATTCTGAATTTGCTTCAGGATATTTCTTTGCACCTCATTTAAGATGTACTCGGCAAAGAGTTCTTCCTTTACGAATTCTTCCATGCTGTTAAAAAACATCTTGTTTGATTCCAAGATCTTGAACTTGTCTCGGCTGAATCCTTTGCCTTCAAACATGGATAGGATTTCAGCATCATGATCTGAAATTGAGCAGGTCAAATGCTTGTGCTCCTGGAAGGCATCAGGCTGCCCCACAGGTGCTTCATTGATTGCAGCAGGTGTAACTATGTCCGCTCTAATTGGAAGCCCGATAAGCCCTCGCAATTCGTTCACATCCATAGATTCTACCACCTTTGTAGCAATCAAAGGAGAAAGGCTGTTCAAAGAGTTGATGATATCCTGCGATCCTTGAGATTCCTTCTTCTCGATAGGGTTCAATCCTAGCTTCTCCCTGATCTCTTCCTGTGTCATATTGGCCGAAATGATAGCCTCCGAGAATTCAAAGTGGATAGGTTCTGTCTTGCGTAATTCAAGCAAGGCCTGCAAATCATTGAACTTGTAAAGGTAATTAATCGTCTCCTCCAGGCTCCGCTGCTTGGTATTGATGTAGGTATTTTGGAATAGTTCGTAGGCTTCACGAATCTCGGATCTGCCTCCAAGTTGTCCTTCGGTTTTGATACCGAAAAGCATAGGAGAAGATACCTTGTGACCGCTAAAAATCTCCTGCTGTACTGTCTTATTTAAAAGGTCAAAGTGCTTGTCAAGTTCTGTGCCTGATAGGTCTACTATCGAAGGCTCATTATCCTTGGAATCATTGAAAGCAAGCATGAATTTTCCTGCATTCTTGCTGCCTGAAAATTTGTCCTTGAATTGTCTCTCGATTCGATCCTCTTCTTCCTGGGAAACTTTGCCACCATTTAAGTTGATCAACTTGCTTGAGAACATTCCATTATTAATGGTATTCAAGTGGTACTCACCTATCGAAATATCTAATTCAATATAGGAGATCGCACCCCGATAGTCAGGCAAAGAATAGGTATTTGCTCCCGCTCTATATTCTTTGAAGTAAAGAATCTGTGATCCTGTTCTGTTATTTGGATCGAAGGCAGGGAAGGTCTCATAATCAGGCCTTGGGTTGACATTATCATTCTTGATCCAGTTATCTGAAACATAGAATTCTGAATTGTCTGCATTTGTTCTGACTTTGTAGTAGTCTACATGGTAAAGTTCAGCGATCTCCCCTGTGGCTTTTGTCCAAATTACCTGGAGATAGTAGCCTCCGAAAATCGTCATGTCAGTAGTTAACTTTTTAGTTAACTCATTCAAAGATTCTTCTTCAGAATTCACCTTTTTGATCATGCCGTAGGCCTTGGCCTTCTGCATCTCATCTTCAGCTTTTACGCTCCACCCATTGCCACAAATGTAGTCTACCTTGCCTGTTACTATGGCATTATGCTTTGCCGAATTATTGTAGATCCGAAGCAGGTAGTTTGGGTAGTCATTCCGCTCTCCGTAGTAAATCCAGTCCTTTCCCTTTACTTCTTTGTAAATAGGCAAAGGCACTTGATCAAATTTGAAAAACTTTATCATGTAGTTGTATAAGTTTTGAAGTTTCCGTTGTAGCCGTTATATCTGACTACTCCCGCTGTGCTTAGATTCACCGCTGTCAATTCCATCTTCCCTGTGGCTATGATATTCGCACCGCTTCCCGCCTGGGTTACATAGTACCGCCAAAAGCCAACTGTGCTATTTTGGAAAGATGCCTCCAGGATATTGAATTCTGAATATCTTTCTTTGAAAGGGCTGACATCTGCCAGGCTCAATGTGACCTCTTCCTTTGTCACTTCATGCTGAAATAGAAAGGTGTAGGTGTTGCTGCTTGTTTGCCTCTTATCAAATAGGGCTATGTAGATTGCACTCGCTGATCCTTTTTCAATAATAACCATAACCATAAATACAAAATAGTCTACCCATGTACACAAAAAAAAACACCTTCACAAGGAAGGTGCTTTTCACATAAACTACAAACCAAATGTTTAAGCAGAAACTGGAGGAGTTCCAGTGAATAGGGCTCCTAGTTCTTTTTCATTACCTGTGAAGGTCAATGTGTAGCCGTTTCGATCACCGAAAGCAGTTCCAGTTCCTGATCCGCCACCAGTTAGATCAAGACCATTTGCATATCCTAGCACCCAAATCTTATCATTATTGTCCTTCACAAGGGCAACAAGTCTATTCTTTGCAAGGAGTAGGATTTCGTTTCGGGTATTAACCTGCAATTTGTTAAGGATAATTTCCAGGGTTTGAGCATAGAATACAGTGCCATTCTGAACATTGGTGTTGACAGCTTCTGCAAAGTTTGAACTTTCTTTTACTAGTTCATACTTCCAAAAGTATTTGCCTGCATCCATGGTAACAGCAGTGAAAGTACCGCTAGTACCTGTCCAAGAAGCCACATCTTCTACCGCTGCAAACCATACTTCTTTAAGACCACCGATTGAATCTTTGCAGTCAAGAGTGTATGATTGAGTTAAGGCACAAGGCATATTTTTTCTTAGTTAAAGTGTGAATGGGGAAGGCCAATCCCTTCCCCGATATTTTAATTCAAATTAAGGAGCTACATAAAGCTTCCAAAACACCACTTCGTCAGGGAAGGCTACTTGTACACCAAGCTTGAATTCTACTACAAATCTCATTTCGTCTGCCTCTTTAGCATAGAACAATTCGAAGCGATCCTGCTCATTAAGCATGTCAGTACCTAGGTACAAGTTGCTCATAGAAATTCCGAACATCTTATCAGTTCCGTTCAATCCGTTCACACCGATCAACTTGATAGCAGTACCAGGGATTACTAGTTCCATGTTAGCAGCATCTACTGGGTAGTGATACAAGTTAGCATCTCTCAAAGCAAGTACATACTCTCTGAAAGTGTCATTACCTGCAAAGATCACTACATCATCCTTGTCCAAAAGGGCAGCAGGGATAGCAGCAAAAATCTCATCCACAGCCTGCTCAACATTTGACTTAGTCAAGGTAGTCAAGTTGGAAGTGTTTCCGTTGATTGGATCACCTGCACCACCGAATCCAAGATCGTTGATGATTTTGATCAAGCCATTGAACTTATTAAGGTTCGCAGTTCCTGATCCAGTGTCTCCCTGCCAAATAGCAGTTTCCAAAGCAGCACCGATTCTCTCTACTTTCTGTGCAGAATACTCGGAAGCATAAGCCATGTAGTCATAAGTAGAACCTTCACGCAAAGCCTTTTGAGTATATTTCGCCTCGAAAGTCTTAGGGCAAATAGATTCCTGAACCTTGATCTTACCTA